TGTTTTTGCGCCGGATAGTTTAGTTGCGTGCCTCACGCCGCTAATCAAAGGCCCGGGGCTTGACCCGTGGGCGAACGTCAGCAGTAATTTCGTGGCCGGGGACTTGAACGTAAACGGGCTGCTTGGCAACGGTTCATCGAAGTGGCTTGGGACCGGGGTAACGCCAAATTCGGCGTTCTCAGGAGATAACAGCGCGACGCTTTTCGTTTACGAGTCTACGACGACGGTTTCGAATGTCACAGCCATGGGCGCAGCTAACTCGTCCTCGACGCGGGCTCTGGAACTTTTCACGAATTCGTTTACAGGCCAGATTATTTTTGACTGCTGGGACAATGACTCCTCGCACGGGCGGCTGGTCTACAGCCCGATTACCGTGGCCGGGTTTACGCTGGCTTCGCGAACCGCGTCGAACGTGTCCAAGATTTATTTCGCCAATTCGTCAAACGCGTGGGCGCTTAAGGGAACCAGCACGAACTCTTCAACCGGTGTGCACGGGAACGTGACTAAGGACTTAGGAGTATTTACGCAGAACGCGGACACCGGACAATTTTTCTTCAGCAACCGCCGGATGTCTTGCGCGGGAGTGGGGCTCGGAATGACAAGTCAGAACGGAAGTGACCTGTATGACGCGATACAGGCGGTTCGAACCGCTTTCGGCGGAGGGTTCGTTTAACCAAACAGGGCGGCGTAAAGCACGAAAGCAAGTCCGAATTTCCACAAGGCTTTTCGAATGAAGCTGTCCCGGAGTTCCACGATACTCATACGAACGATACTCGCATGCGGGTTTTAAGTTGTCAAAATCTTTTTTCCCGGTAACTGTTCCCTTGACTATGGCAACGCTTTCTACGACTGACGCGGCTCGGCTGCAACACGCTATCGATTCTCTCGTTCTATCGACTGCCCCGCAGATTCCTTTTGACTCCGCGCTTATCTGGGAAGTCGCCCGGGTTGCTGCCTCTACCGGATTCCAGCCTGCTCTGACCTTCCAGCAAAACGCGCAGAACTCGCCCATTTCCACGCTGCTTTCTTTCATCAAGTTCATCGGCACCTGACGCCCGTTTTTTTTTTTCAAAAAAGAATTTGACACCCGCAAGGGGTGTGCTAAGGTAATGTAGGTTAAGTCACGGCGGTCACAGGAACGCCGGGCTCGGTAAGTCTGGTGACGCCAGTAAATCCGGCCATGGGCAATGCAGAGCCGTGACACCTTTTTATGGTTGGCATAATGGAATGGCGCAGTTACCGCAGGGTTTCCGACGGCCAAGCGGTTGGCTTGAATATACCACTGTCTGCGTTGCCGGGTTCGAGCCCCGGCCCAACCACCCTTTTTAAATATGAATAAGAAAATCAAAGTGACGGTTGAATATTGGGGTTCATGGTCTGCCGCAGGGGCGCACGATTACATGGCAGTCAAAATCACGGGTGCGGTAAATTTCCCGGCTGCGGGCAAGGCTGTCCGGGTTGGGGATTTGCTGTCCGAGGCGGAATTGCAGCAGGCCGGTAGCAATGTGGAACTCACGGTCATTCCGAAGCCCAAATGAACGTTTACGATTATCTCAGAGTCTCGGGCTCCAGCCAAGTGGAGAGGGATGGCTTCGTCCGGCAGCGCGAGGCAATTTCACGCTTTCGAGACAAGCACAATTTGGTGTGCCTCGGGGAGTTCTCTGAGAAAGGAGTCTCTGGCACGGTTGACGGGATGGACCGGCCCACCTTCGCGGATATGCTACAGAAAGCCGAGGCACTTGCTGATTTTAAAATCGAAGCCATCGTAGTGGAGAATATGGACCGGCTCGCCCGTGACTTAATGGTCTCCGAGTTTTTGCTTCGGGAATGCCGCGACCGGAACCTGAAAGTTTTCTGTGCGGACCAAGGGGTTCTTATCGACATGGCGCAAAGCGATGCAGACCCTACCCGGATTTTGATGCGCCAAATCCTTGGAGCGCTCTCGCAGTGGGAGAAGTCCAAGCTGGTCGCGAAGCTTCGGAGCGCCAAACAGCGCAATCGGGTTTTGAAGGCGGGCTGGACGGAAGGAAAAAAACCTTATGGACATCACCCGGGGGAAGGTGACATCTTAAAGGCGATGAAAGAATATAGAGAAAAAGGTTTCTCTTATGAGGACATTGCGATAGAGTTGAATGCTGCCGGACATTTTACCCGGCACGGCAAGCGATGGTCTAACGATACGGTAAACTCGGTCTTGAATAGAAAGCGAATCAAATGCGTGGTGCGTATTTCCAATATCTGAAATCAAAAGGGCAGTGCAGTTGCAAGACGGATGCCGTCGAGAGCGCGGCTGCCCGGCATAAAGAGGAAGCCGAACTCCGGCTGGCCCGGATTCAGAACGGGGTCCACCCGGATTATCAGAACGGAAAGACTTTGACGGGTTGCCCGGATAGTCAACCCGGGCAGTTAAAGCAAGACTAGGCCCCCGTTGGATAGGGAACGCCCCCGCAAGCGGCGTGACTTGGAGGGAGAGAACTCCACCAATTTTGGCGGGGCATATAACTCCGCCACGGGGACGTATGGGTGAGTGGTTTAAACCTTACGTAATCGGAGACTGGGACGGCATACGGGGCGATTTTACGGCTCCTTTTAAAAAAGCCTCTCAGCCGCAGGTTCAAAGCCTGCTACGTCCCCCTGTTCTTTGAGATTTTTGGGCACGTAAAGGTTTCGACTTGATGCGAGACCGTTGAAAGTGCATGCAGTGGATGTCTCGTTGGCCACTTTAAAACTACCGAGGCAAAACTCGAACTGATACAAATCACTCGATGGACATGGCCCCTTCGGTTGCCGAAGCTGATGCGATTCTCGCAAAGTTCGGCTTCACCGAAAAGGGTGATGTTGCTCTGGTCATAGCCTGACCAGCCGTTCTCCCGAGGACGCCTGCTATCCGGGAAGAACGTCGCAGCAGGCTTACTGCAAGATGCCGGTCTTGTCAAAACCGGATGGTGGAGGGCAAACCAGTGTTGCCCCTAAAGCATGTGTATCATTTTTAATGGCGCGTAACAAGGACGCGGGTTCAATTCCCGCCGTGTCCTCCATTTGCATCCGGCCCGCGTGGGAGAATACATACTCTCGAAACAGCTCAATACGACGTGGACAGGAACCAAGCGATACCCTAGGGTATAAAAGGACCGGCGAAAGCTGCGGCACCTGCCAACACGGTGAGTAATGCCTGTCACGGATGCGAAACTTTTTCCTCGTTGTGGATTACCGGCTCCGTTTGTAGCGACCGGTGCGGTGGAACCCGTCAAAAATCCCGCTCAACTACAATTGATACCCACGAGGAAACGCAGCATCGTAAGGTGCGGCAAACTCTGCGAGGGCTTAATCCCTCGCAGAGACATTTTCCGCGAAAGCGGAAGGGGAATGTGGCGGCGTGTTGCAATTCGCTGGTTACTTTCATACCCCGCCTCCGGAACCACATAAAACGGAGGCCCTTTAGCCCTGTAGGTTAAAAACAAAACCACCCCGCTTGCGCGGGGAGATGTGGGTGCAATTCCTGCCGGGGCTGCCAATTTATAGCGGGGTGGAGCAGCCCGGTAGCTCGTCAGGCTCATAACCTGAAGGTCGGGGGTTCAAATCCCTCCCCCGCTACCATTTTCTGGGTAACTATTACCCAGAATATGCAAATTCTCACGGTCTACTCCCCGGAAGACTCGGGTTTAATACGGCTCTGGCAGCGAAGCTGGGCTGCCCACGGCTGGAAACCCGGCCTGATTTCCCCCAAGGAACTTCAAAACCAATCCGTCCGCACCGCTACTAAGGCCCGCAAAGCCAAGTGTTCCGTCTCAGTGCGGACCATAAACTACGGCCACCGCCCTCGGCAGAAGAATTTTCATGTCAAGCGCTATGGCGCTCCGGGCTGGCGGCATGCTCGGATTGTGATGTATCCCCCCAGCTTCTCGGAGCAGCAAATCCTCGCGGCGCGTGCAGCCTAACGACATCGCCAGCCAAGTTGCCGCTGAAGTCCACGCCGACCGCATGTGGGGGGCGGCTCAGGGCATATCGGATTATTGCGGTTTAAACGTTAGGATTTCTGCGCAGACCGAACGTCGTAAGATTCTACCCATTGTTCAGACCTACGTTCACCAGTTGCTAAATAGCAACTACATGGCGGATGCGGCCAAAATCCTTTGGAGTCCGAACCAATTTACCCCGGACCCCCAAAGCGTTAAAGACATCTGGAATTTATTTGAGACCTCGGACCACGGGCTCATCATGGGCGCAGCGAGCATGGGCAAAAGCTACTCGCTTGGCGTCAGACTTTTTCTCGAATGGATTCGAGACCCGGAGTGGACCGGCATACGCGTCTTGGGTCCCAGCGAGGACCATTTGGAGCAAAATCTTTTTTCGCATCTCGTGGCGCTTCATAATCAGGCAAGCTTGCCAATGCCGGGGAAGGTCGGGGATTTGTTTATCGGGATGGACCGGCGTAATCAGACTGCGTCAATTCGTGGTATCGTAATCCCCAAGGGCAATGTTAAAAAGGCTGGCCGATTACAGGGTGGAAAGAGAAAGCCGCGTCCAGAATCGCACCCAATTTTTGGTCCCCTCTCACGCATGTTTATTTTCTGCGACGAGTTTGAAAACATACCTATGGGGATATGGCACGACATTGATAATGTTCTCTCGCTTGTTTCCGGCGACGGAGGGTTCAAATTGTTCGGGGCATATAATCCCACTAACATCGGGGACGAAGTCGCTAAACGCGCCGAACCAGTGTTTGGATGGAACGCATTGGACGAAGACGTTCATTTTCGCTGGAAGTCTCTTCGCGGATGGGATGTTCTTCGGCTGGATGGCCAGAAATGTGAAAACGTTATCCAGAATAAAATCATCTACCCCGGACTTCAAACCCGGGCCGGGCTTGAGTTAATCGCGCAGAACGCGGGCGGCACTGATTCGCCCGGCTTCATGACGATGGGCCGGGGGATGTATCCAAAACAGGGCACTAAAATTTCTATCATCCCCGCTGGCATGCTCGCCAAAATGATGGGGGAGTTTATCTGGATGGATGCGCCGATTCCCGTGGGAGCAGCGGACCTTGCTTTGGATGGGGGCGACAGCGCGACCTTTACGCTTGGGAAATGGGGAATGGCAACCGGCATGAAATCTCCCCCTTCGTTGGATTTTCCCCAAGGACGAACAACTTTATTCAAAGACGCCCGGGGAAACGTGATTCCTCGTTGGGGGCTTCTTGCAGAGAGCCAATTTAATCTTCCACCGGGGGAAACCGTTGCGATGTCACGCTCTATTATCGACATCTGTAAGCGTGCCGGAGTGCGCCCCGAATATTTTGCGTGCGACGCCACGGGGCACGGTCGAGGAGTGGCCGACCTAATCAAGCACGATTGGTCTGGGGCCATCCATGCGGTTAATTATTCCGAAGGAGCGAGCAAAGAAAAGCTGATGATGGAGGA